AGTACTTGAACGCACCAAGAGTGATTGACGAGAAGGTTGGCTCAGACTCTGAGATAGCCGTTCCCTGGCCCTTGATGGTTGCAGTCGAACGTGCAGTCAGGGTTGGGATAGTTAGCGATTCACCACTAGTGGTGTTGATAACATCCGAAACATCCAGCATTGGGCCAGCAAGGCGGGCAATCTGGAATACCTGGTTGTAGAACGACTTAGGTACAGTGTTGTCGCTTGATACGAGGGTACGCTTCTCCGAGCCGAACTCGTGTCCACGCTGCTCGCCCATAGCGATAGCACGAAGGATGTCGCTGTCATCTAGCGAACGGGTGTTCGATGGGATGAAAGCAGACGCAGCCTCAGCAGCACGTTCTTCACGAGCAGCAAGGTTGTTTGCTGATTCGATAAGCGCAGCACGCTCGTCAAGTTCAGCCGAAATACGTTCGTATTGAACGTTTTCTTCAGCGGTGAGGTCACGCTTCTCGGTGGCTGCACGGTCAAGGATGACCTTTGCTGCTTCCCAAGCCTTAGCACGAGCCTCAGACTGAAATTTTGCAAATTCAGACATGAATCTCCTAAATAGAAATGAATAATGATTCTGCGGTGCTGACACTCAACAGACAAGGTAGCGGTGCTAACACTCAACCACAACTAAAAGTTTACATAACGTTTTATACACGCCCCAGACAAAGCGAAACCCCCACAGGGAAAAGGGAAAAACCTGTGGGGGTGAACTCGCTTGGAAGGGGGACTAGCGAGTTTCTTTCGCCTTGACTACACGAGTTTCTTCAACTTCTTGCACTGGTGCATCAAGGGCAACGATGGCATCAGCGAAATCGCCTGCCATGTCTTTAATCGGGCCGACAGTAGGTTCACCAGCGACCTTCAAGATTGCTTCAATAATCTGTTCTTTAGTAGCCAATTTAGACTCGTTTCATAAGTAGGTCAAGTTGCTTCTGCTTCAAGTCTAGGATGTTGCCAGATACTTCTTCGACCTCTGGAGTTTTCTCCAATTTAGAAACAACGTCTTTGATTAGTTGTGCGTGGTTGCTTTCCAGTTCCTCACCAGATTCTAGGCGTAGTAGAGCGTCAGCGAGAGCCTCAGCGTCAATGCCACCCTCAGCAGAACGAACTTGAACAGTGCCAGACGTAGCCGTGTACGCAGGGTAAGACACCACTGAAATTTCGTGGATTCTGACAGACTCAAGAGTGCGGTTTCCACGCTCATCCCAAGTGTCCTTGATAACGTTAAACCCGAACGACATAGCGTCAATCACTTTGCTGCGGATAAGTTCAGCAACGTCACGACCACGAGTAGTGTTAGCAAGTTTCGCTTCGTAAGCCAAGCCCTTGTCATCTTCCCAAAGACGTAGACTGCCACCACGCATCGAAGCCATAGGCTCACCGCTGTCGTGATTCCAAAGCAGTTTAATCTCGTTGCGAGACTTTAGCGAACGAGTAAACGCACCAGGGGCAATACGTTCAATGAACGGTAGTGGTTCGCTCTCGCTGTTGAACACGGCAGCGTAACCGCTGATGGTCATGCCATCGTTCTCGTCACGAATCTCAAACTCGGTAGGCGTAGTGCGAACTTCGTTACCGCCGATTGCACGAGCCTCATCAGATAGGCCCTCAATGCGAGCCTTGATAGCCCAAGAAGCCGAAAGCCACTTAGTTCGCTGTTCGTTGATTTCAGTCATAGTTTCTCTTTCATCAGATGCTTTAATCCTAGCAACAGCAGAATCAGCAAATGCCTTAGCCCGCAACGCTTGACGCTTTGTAGGCCCTGAACCCCATAGTAGATGAGCCACTAAACCAGCACCAGGGTAGGCGGGGTCAGTAGCGTTCTTGTTTTTAGGGGCATCAAGGTCTGGCAGGTGGCGGGCAATCCACGCAGAGAGGCGAACCCATTTGTCGGCAGAAACACGACCAGCAGCCATCTCACGGGCTTCACGAATAGTGGCAGGAACAAGCCCTGCGCCACCCAAGCCTTCTTCGTAATACTTTAAACCACGGCGAGCAGCAGCCCTCATGTATGACGGTGGGGCTACATCAATGGCACGAACCTCAGAACGTTCACCGCCAGGTTCAATTTCCTCAGCAAGCGACACTGCAACCATTTGGTCAACGGCAGCCTGCTTAGTGGTGTGGCAACCAATAACTTCGCCATCATCTTTGATAGTTGCCCAACCAGAGCAACCCTCGGCAGTGTCGGTAATGAAGTATGGCATTAGACCTGCTTCATCCAACTAATACTGTGACCCGCCTTAGTGGAGATAACGTGTAGCGTTTCGCCAGGGTTCATGTTAAAAACAATCTTTTCAAGTTTGTAAAGACGCAAACCTGTAGAAGATGTAACATCACCGTTGCCAATGTAAAGGGTGTCAGTGTTGTCATCGTTAGAAATGTGAATCTGCCAGTTGCTATTGCTTGTGCCGTCAAGTTGCACAGCAACAGTTCCCACAGTTGTTTGACCAGTGGTAAGCATTACTGAACCTCGTCTTCTTCCATCATCTCATCGTCAGGGCTATCCATTTCGCCCTCTTGCATCTCAACCTCTGGGGTTTCTGCATACTCAATCTGTGGCAGACTCAGCACCTCAAGAACAGATGACGGGTCGAAACCATCCTTGATAAGAGTGTCAGCCATGTTTACACGCAACTGGGTTTCCTGCAAGTTAGCAGCCGATAGGCTCACGTTCGCTAGAGGTACACGAGGAGTGTCACCGCCCTCAACAGGTGGCAAGTCTTCAAACCTGCGAACCTCGTTAATGGTTTGTGCGCCCTGCTGAAGCATGATGCTGTAAGCAGTAGCACGGGACTGTAGGTCTCCACGCAGTAGAGCGTTGAAGTTGAACTTGATGAAAGCGTTGCCTGGGAGTAACTGTGAATAAGCCCATTCAATCTTTTCTAAGATAGGGCGAAGCGAGTGGCTAATCCACTGCAAGTTGTTTTGTTCCACAGAGGCGTAAGTGTTAGTGCCTGGAATACCCATCATGTGTAGTGGTACGTTGAACGCACGGGCCATTTCCTCAACAGCGAAACGGCGTGACTCTAGGAACTGTGCCTTGTCGTTTGGAACGCTAGTGTCTTTGTAGGTTGCGCCACCGAACAGTACGCCTGTCTTGTGCGCTCTGCGCCAGCCACGGTGACGACTATCGAAACCTTCTTGAATGGCTTTCAACTGTTCAGGAATCAAGTTGCCAGGGAACTCAATAACGCCGTTAGTGGTTGCGCCCTGCTGGAAGAAACGTGCAGCAAAGTTCTGTAACGCAGTAGCCACACCAAGCGCATCCTTCAGTTTCTCTACACGGCTCACACCGTACAGCGACCCTGGGATAGCCAAGTCAATAATGTGCAAAACTTCTTTGCTAGTTAGAGGCGCAGGTTCGCCCTGAATGATAAACACTTTGCGACCAAGTGCAGAACGTTCAACTTTGACTTTTAGCGGGTCAAGGACTACAAGGTTTACAACGTCACCGTTACGGTCACGGTAGACACGAGTGTAAGAGTTGCCGTTCACTAGCAGCGAGGTAACGACCTGACCATAGTGTGCTTGACGTGGTAGGTCAACGTCAGGTTGGTCAATCCAAGTCGGCTTCGGGCGGTAAGGCTTACGGTCTCCGTCAAGGCGGATAAAAGCGTCAACAGGCAAAGTTGAGATAGTGTCCGAATAGAGCGACACGGCAGAGAAGAACGCAACAATCTTGAACGCAGTGTCCGAGTTGATTGTGACACCAGCCTCAGTCTGAGTAACAAAGTCCTCACCATTAGCAAAGACCTGTTGGTAAGACAATGTTCTCTCTTCACCAAAAAGATTTCCGAGCATTACTTACTCCGTTCCAAAGCCAAACCAAACAAAACCAGCCCAAGACCAGCGACAATCACACCAGCAGGCAGCCAAGCCATGCCAACCCCTATTGACAGTACAGCGATACCAACCGCCTGAATTATTGTTGCAATCAACTGACCACCTAAATAAAAAATCCTGGTATTATTGCTTCTTCTATTGTAGACCCTGAACGGTCATACGCTATCACTGATGCAACGGCAGCGTCAATGCGCCGATTAGATGCACGGTTCTCTTTCACGATACGAGGGCCAAGATTGTCAACTTTGACCACAGCGTTATCAAGGTGACGGGCTAGTAGCGGGTCGCCGTCATGTGTGAGGCGTTTCTCCATAACAGCGTCATAAAACTTGGCACAAGCCACAACCATACGTTTAGCAGACGTTGACGGCCATTCCACAATCGGAACACCAGCATCTTGCAACACTTCCATAGACCGTTGCCAACGGAACGGGTCACAAGCAACCTCACGCACCGTGTAACGCCCACAAAAGTTGAGAATAGCGTTCTCAGCGTCTTGAATGTCCACTCGCCACGAATCGTCACTATCGGCAGGTTTTTCCCACGCCTTAACCAAGAACAGGTGAGGTTTATCTTCAGAGTCACGAGGCAACCTACAACCGATGATTACAGTCGTGTCACCGTTGAACGAGCCGTCAAAACCGAGAACATAGTCAGCGTCAGGGTCTAGTTCTTCCACAGTTTCACAAGCATCCCACGCACCTGTCGGCAACCAAGACAGTTGAGACGACACCCACTGGTTACAGCGTTTAGTGCGGAACTCTGCCTCTGGGGTTCGGCGTACAGACGACACAAAGTCCGATAGCGCACAAATGTCACTAATGCCAGGGTTAGCGATTTCCCACGTTTCCTGCAACCTGTGGTCTGCTTCTTGCGGTGCTTCCCACCAAGCCATAAAGAATGTCGGGTCATCAACCTCGCCACGAGCGACACGCTGACCGTACTGGTAAAGCGAGTAGCAAATAGAGTCCTTGCCAGTAGAGTCCGTTTTGACACCAGCAGTAGTAATCGCAATCAGATTAGCCATCGAACCTCTAGCACCCTGAGCAAGCGACATAACGTCAAACAGTTCACGGTTCGGCTGTGCGTGTAACTCGTCAAAGATTACGGTAGTCGGTGACAAACCTTCCTTCGTGAACGCCTCAGACGACAGCACACGGTAGACAGAGTTTGTTTCAGGAATCTCAATAGCGTCACGGTACAGTTTCGCCATAGACATCAAATCAGGTGAAGCCTCAACCATGCGTTTAGCGTCAGCAAACACGATACGAGCCTGGTCACGGTCGGCAGCACAGGAATAAACCTCAGCACCCTTGATACCAGCAGCGTACAAACTGTACACGCCGAGGGTAGACGCAAGGGCTGACTTGCCCTGCTTACGGGGCATACCAATCAGGTTTATACGGTGACGTAACCCGCCGTCATCATCCTTAGCGAACACATGACGCAACAGTTCCTTCTGCCACTCACGCAACACCAACTGCGAACCTGCACGACCCGCAATCGAATCCTTAGTGATAATGCCGAAAATCTCAGCAAAATCAATGACCGACTCGCCCTTACCCGACAGAATCGCAGGCTTAGGAACAGGAGTCAACCAAGCAGGTGGCCAAGCATTAGCCGTTGCCATGCTTCTCCATGAACTCTGCCAACTTCGACTTAGCCTTCACCTCAGCCAACCCATAACGAGAACGGTCAACAGGAGTCCAAGCCAACAAAGACAGGTTAGACACGATAGAACGCTCAAGGTCACGCAACTGCCTACGGTCTCGCCACGAATGCTCAGCCTTCGCATTAGCCATTACAGCCTTACGCAACACCTCACGCTCATCCAACATCTCAGCCGTCAACTGCACCAACCACTTATCAGTACGACCCAACCACAACTGACCCTTACCCCAAGCCTCATCCCAAAAAGAAAGACCAGTCTTACCCAACGGGCGCAACGGTTTAGGGTT